CGCTGTTAACGGTTTGCCTGGCTTAAAATATGTTGATTCTATGAATTTTAGTACGAGTGCTGGATTTCCCTATAATAAAAGTAAGAACAATTTTATTACACGGTTGCCTGGCGATTCTGTTTGGCAAAATCCGGTTCAGTTATCGGAGGTTATTACAGATGATATACAGCGAGTATGGGACCGCATGATAAGTGGACAGAGATCTGGAATTATATTTATGCAACATATAAAAGATGAGGTATTACCCCTGACGAAAGTGCATGCTGAGAAAGCACGACTTTTTATGGGAGGTCCTTTCGGTTGGAGCGTTGCAGTTAGGATGGCTTTATTGCCTTTCATCCGAGTTATGCAACGAAACAAATATATATTTGAATGTGCTCCTGGTACTAATGCAACTTCTGTTGAGTGGACAAGATTGTATCAATATCTTTCAAGATATGGTACAGATAATGCGATAGCCGGTGATTTTAAAGCTTTTGATAAGGCTATGGGATCATTGGTTATTCTTAAAGCGTTTTATTGTATTCATCAAATACTTAAAAATTGTGGTGCCTCCGTAGAACATCTCACTGCTGTGTGGTCTATTGCTGAGGATGTTTCGTTTGCATTCTGTAACTTTAATGGGGATTTAATGCAATTTTATGGATCTAATCCCTCAGGACACCCCTTGACAGTGATAATTAATTGTATAGTCAATAGTTTGTATATGAGGTATTGTTATACCGAATTATCTCCCGATAAAAATTGTAGATCCTTTCGAGATTCAGTTAGACTTATTACTTATGGTGATGATAATGCCATGACTAGTAATAAGGAATGGTTTAATCATACGTCAATAGCTGGAGTACTGAATGGAGTAGGTATAGAATATACCATGGCTGATAAGACTAGTGATAGTCGACCATTTATTAAACTTAGTGAGGTTTCTTTCCTAAAAAGAACTTTTGTATGGTCTAAGGTTTTGAAAGTCTACCTTGCACAATTGGATGAAAATTCCATAATGAAAAGTATCATGATGTGTGTTCCTTCTAAAACTGAATGTCATGAGAAACAGTGCGTGGATATTATACGATCCGCTATATCAGAGTACTTCTTTTATGGTAAGTCCAAATTTGATGAGATGACGATTTTCTTAAAGGATGTTGTAGAGAAGTGTGATTTGTCTTTTTATGTAGAAGAAAATACATTTGAAACATGGGATAATTTAAGTAAGAGATTTGAAAAAGCCTCTTTAGATTATCTGGAGTGGGAACCTGAGAGTTCTCGCCATATTCTCGGTCATTTTGATTGGGAAAATAGAGGAAAATATGGGCCTGACCAATAGGTCCAATTGCATATTATATTATAATATTCCACAAGCCAAAAATTGGCGGTACTTATGTATATTACTGCATACTTTTACGTACATGTTATCACCTAGCTAGAAGTATGAGCGTGGACATAAGTAACGTTAATTATCCACCTGGGCGTTCCCCAAAGTCACTTTTTAGTGAGACTTTAGGTAGATAGTCAAAATGTGATAACTACGTTTTTAACCATTAGGCGATGGTTATTAATTAGATACATCGTCGAACAATAATAATATTAAATATACTGTTGTAGATCAGTTAGAAAATCTACAAATATTATTTTGTACTTTAAAAATACAATCTAATGAATTAGAGGAAGGTAATGTTCACATTTATGATCAAGATAATCTTAGATTTATGGATGCGGGTTTGAGTGAATCTTTGACGACTGAGATGGCTACTTATAAACCAGATTGTGATGAATCGGGTAAATTGGGAGATTTTCTCAATCGTCCAGTTGCTATAAACACATTCAGTTGGGTTGAAGGTAGTACTCCATTTGTCCAAACCACTTTTACACCGTGGTCATTATATTTCAATACGCCTTCTATAAGGAATAAAATTTCTAATTATGCACGTATTCGATGTAAACTTAAATTAAAATTTGTGGTCAACGCTTCACCATTTTATTATGGAGCTATGCGAGTGTGCTATTGCCCACTCACAGGTGGAGTTATGGACAATGTGTCTACCCAGATCGAACAAATTAAGATGTCACAGATGCCAGGTGGATTCCTATATCCGGCGGATATGACCTCTTTTGAAATGGAATTGCCATTTTTATGGCCGGGATCTTGGTTGGATTTAGGAGAATTAGATAATTTTACACAAATGGGTAGAATATCTTATATACTTTACTCAGTTTTACAATCTGCCAATGGAGTCCCCACAACTAATGCAACAATTACATGTTATGCTTGGGCTGAGGATGTGGAACTTGCTGGATTAACAAGTGGTTTGGTTCTCCAGGCAGATGAGTACACTAGTTCTGGTGTTATTTCTGGACCTGCTAGTACAGTAGCTTCCATAGCTGGGAAACTTAGAACTGCTCCCGTTATTGGACCTTTTGCTCGAGCTACCGAGATTGGTGCAAAGGCCGTTGGTGGTATAGCATCCTTATTTGGTTATTCTAATCCACCTGTGATAGATGATGCTAAGCCTGTTGTTATTAAGTCTTTTCACGCTATGGCTTCCGTTGAAACTAGTATTCCTAGTGATAAGTTAGCTGTAGATCCAAAGAATGAGATAACTATAGATAAAGTGTCTGTTGGTGCTAGTGCCGATGATCCATTAATTATAACCAAATTTTGTGGTCATGAATCTTGGGTTACAGGGTCATTGTGGACTGAAGCTTATGCTCCCGGTACACAGCTTTTGGCCTTCCCTGTTACTCCAAGATTATATGCGTCTGCTGCGAGTGCTGGTTCCTCTACTATTTATAGTGAGACACCAATGTGCCATGCTAGTGCTATGTTTTTGTATTGGAGAGGATCTATTCATTACAAATTAAAATTTGTGAAGAGTCGGTATCACACAGGGCGGGTTCAAATATCTTGGGATCCAAGTGGGACCCCAGGTACAAATTCAGAAACTACAACCATGACCCGAATCGTAGATTTGCAGACGGAATCAGAAATGGAATTCAGTATACCATATAAGAGTGCTAACCCCTGGTTGACAACTAATGGAGATCCTAATGTATGGGCCAATACCACTGGTGGTACTGTAACATATATGCCTAGCCAATATAATGGTGTAGTTAAGATTACTGTACTTAATGAGTTAACTGGTCCAGCAGCATCACAATCAATAGATGTGTTACTTTTTGCTAGGGTGGGTGCTGATTTTAAGCTATCTTCTCCTTCCGAATTACCAGATTTTACTCCACTACAAATTCAAAGTCTTGAATTAGTTAATATTGATGCTGGTGCCAAGGATGATAATACCAATTCGGTTACTGTTGGTGAAGATGTTGTATCACTTCGGCAACTGTTACATCGTTCCTCCTATTGGCATACACAACCATTGGGTAATCCGCTTAGTGCTGCCGGTGTGTACCAAACTACTAATCTGTATACCAATAATAATTATATTCCACGGTTTCCTTTGGAACCCGGTTTTTCAAATAATTCTTTGAATTTCGCTGTTCAACCAGTTGCAGCGACAAATGCCCCTTATCAGTATTCACCTAATCACCCGTTGAATTGGCTTGGTAATTGTTTTGCGGGATATCGTGGTGGTATAGTACATCATTATAATGTGATTACAAATGGAGCTGCTTTGGTTGATAGTTTAAAGGCTGAACATGATCCCCGAAGTTGGATCTTAACTGGGGGATCCCAAGCCCGGAATCGTTTTAGTATTGCAAATACTACAGCATCTCCATCTACCCTTGCTAGATCTATGGTTACCACAACATCTAGTGTTAAGAGAACTATTTTTGGTCAACGTGGTATGGCTCTTACTAATACTAATACGCAAACCGCTTTATCTGTAGTGTCTCCCCAGTACTCCAGGTATAAGTTTAAAACAGCCTATGTTGGTAGTCTTAATACTCCTATGCGAGATCGTGTGGATTCTTTGACTTTTGAGTTAGATTCACTGCGTATTACTTCATTGAGTAGAGCTGGGTCTCCTAGTTCAGGTACAGATGCAGGTTGGCCTATGTTGGAAATTTATATGGCAGGCGCTGTAGATTTTGATCTAATCTATTTTATCTGTGTTCCAACATATTTCTCTTTTAGTGTCCCTAATGCAGTGGACCTTTTCTCACCATAATTTTGGTGTAACAAAATCCTCGGATCGGCCGAGGCTTCCCAGACGGGAAGAGCTTAATTTAGCTATCAGGTTTATAACCTAATCTATAAAACTAAATGTATAAATTTCATATTTTCATATTATATATTTCCGGATTAGGTACGACCTAAGCCGGTATGTTTTATAAATTAGATGTAGACTTAGTCGACATCAAAAAAAAAAAAAAAAAAAAAAAAAAAAAAAAAAAAAAAAAAAAAAAAAAAAAAAAAAAAAAAAAAAAAAAAAAAAAAA